CCAACACTCGGTAAATAATATTATCGACATGATGGAAATCTTATCGCTTGAGAAATTAGCGGTTAAGACTCAAAGCGACATTACGCGGACGATTACCCGAGAAAACCCTAATTTCGACGGCACTCGCGGGGATTTTGAAGCGTTTGGCATGAAGCCCCAAGATTACGGCGATGGTATGACCGATCCTAATGAAGCTTCGACGTTTATTGGCGGCAAGGTGTTATCTTTAGCTCCCGGAGAAAAGCTTGAATCCTTTGAGTCGGCACGTCCTAACAGCACTTTTAATGGTTTCATTGAGCATTTGATGAAAGACAGTCTTAGCGGCGTATTGCCCTATGAATTCGTGGCAGACCCCACTAAGGCGGGCGGTGCAAGTGTCCGTTTCATCGTTGCTAAGGCCGACCGCACGTTCCAGCACATCCAAAATGTAATGATTCAGCGGATGCTGATTCCTGTATGGGGATATATTATCGGTTCCGCAATTAAGGACAATATTTTACCCGCCAACGATTATTGGAATCGCGTATCCTGGACGACTCCGCGACGGGTCACCGTAGATGCGGGTAATGATGCTCAACAAAACCGCCTAGATATTGAAACCGGTATCAAGACGATTACCGAACACTATCTGGAACAAGGAGAAGATCCTAAAGCGAAGATGCGCGAAAACGCCGCGGAGAAAGCGTATATTAAACGTTTGGCTAAGGAATTTGATATTGAACCTTCCGCAATCTACAAACCTCAAAACCTTGGCATCGACGATGTAAATAAATCGTTTGAGCAAAACGGTGGCGAGAAAGAGCAAATGGATGACGGTGAAGTAATCACCAATCCAGATGACGATAATGTGGAGGAATAATTTATGCACGTAAGCAAAAAAATGTTAAAGAATTATGCGAAGATGCTTATTCATCCCCTCAAAGCGGATGAGTATCAGCAAAAGGTTGAGGAAGCTTCGCTAAAAATTACCAACCTCAAAAAAGTTTCCGAAATGGAAGAAGTTTTGGAAATGATTTTTGGTAAGAAACCGCAAATGCGTAAAGCATTGAACGTGGCCTATATCCCGGTGAAGGGTGTTTTAGGTGCGGATTTAACCGAAATTGAATCCATGATGGGTTCCGTGGACGTTCAAGAAATTGAAGAAATGCTTGAGGACGCGGAAGCCGATGAAGCGATTGATACGATTGTCATGGAATACAATTCCCCAGGCGGTTCCGTCACAGGTATCCCAGAATTGGCTCGCAAGATTAAGAATTGCACTAAGCGCACGATTGGATTCACCAAAAGTCAATCTTGCTCTGGTTCAATGTGGTTGATGAGCCAATGCGATGAAGTTTATTGCACCGAATCCAGCGTAGTAGGTTCCATTGGCGTATATGTTATGGTCTTAAAGACCAAGAAAGCGTATGAAGCCGAAGGTGTCGAAGTAGATTTGATTAAAAGCGGTTGGGCAAAGGCCGCAGGTTATCCTGGAACCGAAATGACCGGCGATCAGCATAAGCTTTTCGAGGAAGATGTGGCCGAAGTCCACCGCTGGTTTATCGACGCGGTTAAATCGGTTCGCACGTATGCGGATGAAGCCGATATGCAGGGTCAAACCTGGAATGGCAAGAAAGCCGCGGAGAAAATGCTGGTTTCCGGCATTATGGACTCCCTTGACGACGTTTTCGCCTACATTGGCGAGGATGTAGCCAAAGCATTTGAATTGATGGAAAATGGCCATGAAATTGGTGCAAAGTATGGTCATGGCGCGGAAGCCAAAGCCGATGTTAGCCCAGAACAAGGCAAAGACTTAAAAAAGAAAAAGAAAAAAAAGAAGGAAAAGGACGAAATGGATGAAGCGGAGGAATCGGATGAAGGCGACGAAGGCGAAGAAGCCGAAGATTCTGATGACCCTAATCATGGCGAAATCGAGGAAGAAGATATTGGTAATTCTGCCCCGATTGAAACCGATCCAGATAATAAAAAGAAGCGTGGCCTTTGACACTTGGCATAAATTATGACATTTGAAGAACGTTTTAATTCGTTGAAACAAGCTTTCACCGGCAAGACCGCCGAAGTGGAAGCCAAAATCGCCGAATTGTCGGCTGTTAATGCCAAGGTCGAAGAATTGACCAATGCCCTTTCTGCAAAGGAAGGCACGATTGTAGAATTAACCGCAAAGCTCGCCGAAGCATCCGACAAAGTTGCTTTAGCCGAAAAGACGTTAAGCGAAATTAAAGCTTCCCAGGAAAGCGCCGGAAAGAAAGCCGCCGTTATTGCCGCCTCCGTAGGTGTGCAACCCTTGGAAGTTAATCCTGCTCAAGCATCCACCGAATCGAAGTCTGATGAAGAATTAGTTTTGGAATGGACGGCTATCAAGCAAAAGGACGCTAAAGCCGCTTCCGAATTCTACAATAAAAACCGCACCGCTATTCTCCGTCACGCGGGCCTGTAATTTTTTTCTCTCTCAACCCTAACTCCCTAAAAAAATATGTCTAATAGTATTGGTGGATTAACACTCCAACTCGTCGCTGAAGAAAGCTTACGAACGCTCGTTCCACAGCTGGTTCCTCTGACTGAAATCGCAGTAACTGATTTTGGCAACCTCGTTGCTGAACGCGGCACTACGGTTCACACCCGCTACGCTTCGGCGTTCACCGCTTCGGTGTTCGATCCTTCCGCTGGTTTCGTTTCGGCTTCGGCTGTTTCGACCGATGTTCCTGTCACGGTTACTGATCTCAAATATGTGGACGTAGGTTTCACCGATTATGAAGCTTCTACGCTGACCCTGGAACGTCTACGCCGTTTGTTTTTTTCTCCAATTGCCAACGCTGTGCAAAAGAGCTTATTCGACGACGTGTTAAACAAAGTGACGATTGCGAATTTCGCAACCGCCGCTTACTCTGGCGCTAAAGCTTCTTTCAACCGCGTTGCGATTGCTAACGCCGCCACGAACCTCACCAAAGCTAATTTGCCCCACGAAGGTCGCAAGTTGCTCCTTAGCCCGGACGCTATGGGTCAATTAGTCCAAGACCCCTCTGTGGCTCAAACTTACTCCTACGGTGTTTCGGACGTTATCCAAAACAACCAAATCGACAAGCGCTTGCATGGCTTCTCGGTTAGCGAGTATAACGGTTTCTCTGGCCTCGGCCAAGCCGGGACGGAATACTTGAACGGTGTGGCATCGTGCAAAGAAGGACTTGTAATCGTCACTCGTGTTCCAGCGGCTCCTACGACCGGTGGTGGCGAGCAAATGGTCGTGGAAGATCCAGACTCCAAGTTCTCGTTCGCTCTGCGTTATTGGTATAATTGGCAAGAAGGCCAGCATCACATGGCGGCCTTGTGGTTAGTTGGTTCTGCTGTTGGTAATCCCAACGCTCTCCAACGCATCGCGTTCACGTCGTAATCATTTCGGGGGTGGTATCGCCCCCAATGCGAAAATGCTAAAGGGTCGCCTCAACGCCAGGGGCGGCCCTTTTATTTGACATACGGCAAATTGTATGGCAGATTTACCCTCAGAATGGGCTTTAGACGCTGTTGAAATCTTGGGGGAGATTCCTAAGCAAGTAACCGTTCAAATTGGCTCTAATGGCACTCCAAAGGCATTTGCGGCCCTATTGACACCGCCCTCGGTCATGCAGGACATTGAGACCGGCGGTTTTGTGAACCATGCGTCGTTTGATGCCAAGTTTTTGAAAACGGATGTGACCGCAAATCCGACTTACTTTGTTTATGGCAATATTATGAATTACAATGGTAGCCAATACCGGATTATGACGGTGATCGACCGTCCACCGTCCGCTTGGTATATTGTTAAGGTTCAAACGCTCACTCAATAATGCCACAAATCGTTTATCCTGGTCAGCTACGCGGGCGAATTCAGCAAGGGATTAATTATGGGGTCGTGGCCACAAAAGGGGTAAAGGTTGATGCTAAAGATTTAAGTAATCTTTTATTAGAATACTCAAAGCTGTTCAATAAAGCGTTGCCGATGGTCATTAAGGACAATGCGCGGTGGCTTTGCCAAGACTTATGCGATTTCACCCCTCCCTTTTCTGGGGATAAACCTTCTCCCCACAAAGGCGGCGAAGGTGGATTTGGCTTACAAGCCCGAAATAAGGGTCGAGCCGCGGTGCGTCGGGACATTCATAGTATCTTTCGTCCTTTGCATGATGCTTCCCCTGCTCAGATTGCGGAATGGGGCAATCCGGGTATATTTGAAATGTGGGCGGGTGAGAAAATGCAATTACCGGAACCGCATTATCCTCAATGGATTTTTGATTTAATTAAAAAGCATGGAATGGTAACGGAATCCACTTTCGCTCAATTTAAAGCGATTGAAGCAACTAAATCCAGCGGTTCCAATGTCCGCGCTAAGTATATTGTAGGCGGCGATGATGGCCAAATTAAAGCTTATCACGAAAAACGGCGTGGCGAACCCAATTATTATATTACCCAGAAAACTCGCGGTAATGAATATTCTGGTAAAGCAAAATCAATGGAAGAAATAACGTATATTGACGATTGGAAAGCCGTTAAGAATTATATCAATAAAGTATCCATGCGGGTAGGTAAGTTAAAATCCGGTTGGTATTATTGTGGCAAGCAACTTGGATATATGCCTTCGGCCGCTTGGATTGAAGGACAAGGCAGTAGCACCGGTCACCTTTGGCAATTTCTTGATCGTAGCCCATATTATGTAGAAATTGGTAATAGCATCGCAAAACGGCATGACGGAGGATGGTATGCAGCTCAATCAGCTATTGCTCACCGCCACTTTGCCCTGCGCAACGATATTGCTATCAATATGGTCAAAGCCAATGGAGCCAAAGGACAACGCATTTTCGAGGCCATGCTTCGACTAAACACCCTTGCTTCTCAAAGCCGTAAAACCGAACCCTTTTCTATTCAATGACAACCCCTCCGTTCCAAAGCATCCGAAGCATTATTGAGGATAAGTTTTCGGCTTATCTCGCATCCAATATGCCCGGAGTATCGGTGCATAAAGGTATTACCAACGAAGTCCGCACCTTGCCCCAAGTCATTATCTACGCCGAAAACTCCCAAGCCCCTTCCGCACTAGGTTCGCATAATAACGGCAATTATACCGTTTCTATTAAAGCTTATGTCTATTCCAGCGCGGACGATGATACCCTGGATACTCACCGCAATCGCGTCCAAACCTTAAAAAACTTAATGTGTGACCGTGCAACCGTTCAAGCCCTTTGGACAAGCCCATCGCAAGGGATGCTTTACGATATTTGGATTACCAATGATGAGGAAGGAATGTCGCAACGTCGCTATGGTAATGCGGTTGATTTTACCTGTTTTGCGATGCTCCCCCCCTCCCCTTGACATACGGCATAATTTATAAACTACTATGGCCACAGGATCACCTATTGAATACGGCGTTGCTTACTTTTACGGATTACGAGATTCTGGTTCTATTACCTACATGACGGTTCAATCGGATGACATTTCTCAATCCTTGGCCCTTGATGTGGAAGTGACCGGAGCCGCCGGCACGGTTGTAACGAACCGCGTTGATGACCGTCGGAAAGAAGTGACACTCGATGGCACTTTGTTAATTTCTGACACGATTCCTTTAATTGGGACTCAATTTACTTACGCCACGGTTCAATATATCCTCAAGAGTATTGACGATAAGGGTGTCAATCGCGACTACCGCAAAGTAACCGTTAAAGGCGTTAAGTATCAGGAAATCGCCTAAAACGCCGGCATCCACGTTATGGATGCTCGCTATATACAAGCAACTACTGTCCTCCCACGCCAAGACAAGGTGTGCGGACGGACATTGTTGCCGTTTTGCTTACGTCATCGCATTTGCTTAGAAGCTATCGACTCACCGTTCCTTAACCCTCTGGATCGCGTCTTTAAGCCCCACGATGTGATACTCGCCGCGCGGATTATCTCGACCTACGATAAAGCGAAAATGGGCGGTGATTTTAGCATTAAAGAGAAATGGCACATGGCCCGCTTAATGCTGTCTAACAAGTTAATGCAACGTTGCATTGGTATTATCCTGGGGGTCATTAAAACTTCTTGTTCCTATCCAAAACTTTGGGAGAAGGAAACCAAAACTAAAAAGCATGAAAAGTTGCCTTGGATTCTTGCTTGTGTTTCTAACAATGTCCGCAACGGTTGCACCCTTGAGGAAGCATGGACGATGCCAGAGGGTGAAGCGGTTTGGCTTTCTATTTCTCACGCAATCTTTAATGGCGCTAAGATCGACATAGTATCCACCGATGATGAAGTGATGATGGATAACTTCAAAGACATTATCGCCAAATTCAAAAAGGAAAATAACTTACCATGAGTAGCGACGTAACTATTAAAATCGGCGCTGATGTAAGCGAATTAGAAAAGTCGATGTCTCAAGCCGGTAAAAGCATTTTCGGCACAGTTAATGGTTCAGTATCGGCATTAACCGGTGCAACAGGCGGTGGCGGCGGTGCAAAGCCCCCACCCTTACCTAAAGAAAAAAGCTGGGGTGATAAACTTGCTGGTGCAAGCGGAGGAACGTTTGCTGGCATTGGAGCGATGTTTGGCCCAGAAGGTTATGCCATTGGTAAAATTGTTGATGGTATTATTGGAGTTTTCCAGACCATTGATGGATGGATTAAGCAATTAACTCAATCGGCCAAGGAATTGCATAACTTATCAATCGCAACAGGTCTTACGGTATCAGAATTGCAAAAATTAAGCGGACTCGCGGAAGCGTCGGGTATCGGATTAAGCACTTTAGCTCATGCCTTTGCAGAGTTTAACAAGCGCCTGGGTGAGTTATATATTAAAGGTGGTAATATGAACGCTATCTTTACCAAGCTTGGTATTAGCGCCGATTATTCTAAAAACAAAACAGTAACGGCTCAACAAGCTTTAATGGCCTTAACTAAGTCCTATGAAGCCGGCACTGACCAAGTAATGCTGGCATATTATGGTAATCAGTTATTCGGTTCGTCTTTCGAAAGTTTATTACCCGCAATCAAACGCGGCTCTGGAGCGATGAAAACTTTTGGAGAAGAAGCTTTTCAACGTTCGGAACAAACGATTGTTGCTTTAGATCGCCTTCAACACGCTTGGAGCTGGTTTTGGGATACGCTTGGAAGCATTATGCTGGATGCCATTGGCCTTATCGTAAAACGATATGAACAAATGTGGGATAATATGTTGCTTATTGCAACGATTGTAGCTGCCAGGGCTAATCCTAAAGTTGCTGGACAACTTGCTTCAACCGCAATCAGTCCGGTAATGACTAAAGAAGAGCGTCAAAATTTTGCCGCTAAAGCGATGATTGGAATGACGGCTGACCAACGCAAAGAATTCTTAGAAGGTTTTAACGGCGCTGGGGTTGGCAATAAACTTTCTCCCTTCGGTTTCCAGACCGCTCAAGGTGCATCCAATCTACAACAAATGGGCGGCGGCGACATTATATCAGCGATGGCCTTTAGCCCTTTAGAGCGTATTGCCAATGCAACCGAGGGTTCCGAAAAGAGCTTAGAAACCCTTGTGGAAAGCAACAACGGTGAAGCCGTTGGCAAGATAATCAAAGGTGTTGTAGATATTACTAATTTTTAAAAAAATGCCTTACACCGGAAATCAATCAATCATTTACGCAAGCGGAACAGGTGTTAATGCCGTTCAACAACCTACTACCTATGGAAATGGATTACAATTTCCATCCATGGAGCCAAATTGGACCTTGGAAACAGATACTTTTGGATTGGTTCAATCTACTGTTAATTTCAAACAAGATTTAACTTTTTTTCTTTCTGCCAATGGCATTTTGAATTTCCCGCGTGGGATGCCTCATCCTGTTTTAAGTAGTTATTTATTTTTACACAAAGCATCGGCTTCTATTGAGAAAGGTAATATTGTAAATATTACGGCTAATTATTGTGGTATTGATCCAGAAATGAGTGATGGTTATACCATCCCAATCGTTAGCATGGTTGGTAGCTCATCCGCGGAGGACATTACTCATCACCCCAATTTCACTAAAAAGAATTGCACAAGTATTTCCGCGGGTAAAGTCCTTGCTGGCCCACCTCCCCCTGCTCCCTATTCTTTTGATAAGAACCCATCCACTAATCCTAATCGAGCATTGTGGACTCCTTCGGCTCAAAATGGGGCTTTAGTAACGCAACCTTCTTTTGTCGCTTTCTTGCCTCCAGATAACGGAACCGGAATCAATATTAAAGCTGGGGTTCGTTCTTACTATAAACCTCAAATTACGCTACGTTTGACGATGTATGTTGGCGGCGGTAGCGATTCTACGGCCGGTGCCAATGCGGGTCAATTGGCTTCTTACAATGGTTGGATTACAAACGGATCAACTTTTAAATTGCCCGATGCTTATAAAAATTTAACCGTTGATGGTGGTTATCCAGGAAATTTTCAATATTCATCTGATTTTGCCGCGTATGTTAATCGTTCGTTCCTTGTAACAAATGTGTCGATGGAATTGTTTGGTAAAATCTATAAGGTTACAGCTGACTTAATGCTTTCTGGAATTAATGGTTGGGATAAAGACATTTACCCTTCTATTCCGGGTGAAACTTAATGGGATCGCTTACCGGAAATAATAATAGCTTAACCCCGACTTTTCAGCCGGGTGTTCCTATTTCTGCCAATGCGTTAAATCGTTTAGCGCAAGGATATGAAATGGCGAAAACGACATATAGCGATGGGGTGCTTTATACGGCCAGCTGTGGCGGCGTATCCTATTCCGTCATTCCGCAATTTATTCCTGCCGCTCCAGGAAGTGTTCAACAGTTCCAGGTTCAAGTTATTACAACGCCATCGGGCGGTTCGGGTGTTCAAGTTGCGACGGGGAGGGTGCTCTTTCAAAACGCGGAATCAATTGGCACCCCTGGAAGCATACCAACCTTTGAGGCAAACGTTGTTGGGTTTTATTGTTATCCAACGGGCAAGCTTACCGCGGGAACAGGCACTTATTCAACCCCTTGGTGCAATAATGACGGATACGTATCTATTTCACCAGGTCCTTAATTTATGGGAGCACTTAACAATTCGGGTTCAGCTGATTATACTTTGGGCACCTCCTCGACGTTGCCTGGTTCCTCTATTACCTCGGGCACTACCTATGGGGGGGCAACAATTACGGGCGGTTGGTCCAATACCTTGACCTCTGCGGGCGTTGTAAATGGACATTATACTTTGGGGGGTTCAACCGTCCCTTATACCCTTTCGGCCGCGGGGGATTCAGTGACAACCTCCTACACTTTGAGCGGGGGAACCTCCTCTTATAATATGGGGGCGGGCGGATCTGCGACAACACAATATGTCCTCCCTTCCATATCTACGGGCTCAACGGCAAGCGGTATAACGTTGGCAACACCTTCCGGGACGGCTACCTATACCTTGACGGGTGGTGCATCAACCAACACAACCGCTTCATTTGGTGCCAATAGTGGGCAATCATTTACCCTAGGTTCAAGCGCGGGAAATACGGCAACCGTCACAACTGTTATCGGCGGAGTCACCACTACCACCACCCTCGGGTCAGGTGATTCGGTTTCCAATTCTGCCGTTTCTGGGGATATTTTGGGAAGCTTAAATGAAGTTATAACGGCAACGGGATCAGACACGGCAACCTCGTCAATGACTTATAATATAGGCGAGGGCGGTTCGACCTCGACTACTTATGGTTCCAATTTTTGGGGCGTTTACCTAATTCGCCTTGGGGAGGAAAATCAAGCTATTGCTCCCTATTTGGCAATTATGGCAGATGACGCAGATAACCTATCGGATGCCTATTCTAAATCTACCCAATTTATTACGGGCCCAAATGATGATTCTTCCGTTTGGAAAGATTTTGTTCCGGTGACATTTGTAAACGTTGAGGGCGATGGCGGGGGAACGGGCTTCCTTATCCAAGGCGGACCATATCCAAAACAATATAATTACAATTGCCAACGGGTAAAAATTGCCTCGATTGTTTGGGATGGAACCAGCTGGAATGTCACCCAACACTTGATAGGATCGCTTACCATACCAACAAATCGGCGTTATGGAGAAGTATTTTATTGGGACAATTCAACAACCGCCCCCGATTGGTATTCCACTCCCTTATATAATGATAAACGCCTAGCTTGGGTTGGTGATTGGTTGAATTATACGAAAGACCCCGCAGGAACGATTACTTTTAGCTTCTAATTGAGTTTCTCGCTTTTGTATGGGATTGACGCCTATTAGCCGTTTTTGACATAGGGCAAGATTTAGCGGCGCTCTTCCCCCTTTATGCAGATATTCGACTTCAAAAAAGGTTCAAGTTTTGGGGCTAATTGCGTCTATACCCCCGATTCTGGCGGCCCTACTGATTTAACCGGGGTTACGATTGTTTCGAGCGTCCGCGATAGCCGTGGCTTTGCCTATAACCTTACAGTAAATGTTATTGATGCCACGCACTTTAGTTTAATCTGCTATAATACCCAACCTTGGTATCCTGGAACGGCTTTTTGGGACATTCAATTTTCTAAAAACGGAACGGTGTTTTATTCGGATACTGTCCTCATTAACGTCTTAAATAATGTTACGGTAAACCCCATCGCTACGACCGAACCCTACTGATGAGTTTAACCATCACAGTTCAGTCCTTTGCTAATCTTGGGGTAACGACCGGCTCTCCTGCCACGATTACGCTTAATACCGGTATTCCTGGCCCACAAGGAACGCAGGGTTCCGCGGGTGCGGCGGCCACGATTGCGGTAGGCACAACTACTACCCTTCCTGCTGGATCATCGGCAACGGTTAGCAATTCCGGAACGTCGAGCGCCGCGGTTTTCAACTTTGCGATTCCTCAAGGTGCGCAAGGTATTCAAGGGATTCAAGGTATCCAAGGGCCTCAAGGCCCAGCGGGTATCAACACTTGGGGCAGTATCACAGGAACGCTGAGCAACCAGACCGATTTGCAGACCGCCTT